CGTACAGGCGTAGGATCGTCGGCAGCGTCGGATGTGAAGAAGAGACCGTTCCTGCTGACTCCGAAAACCGGCCATCTCTCGATCGGGACGAACTCCTCTCTCAGGTCCACCAGCTCGAGGTTGTCCAGAGCGCAGTTCCAGTCGTCTCCGTCGATATGGCGCAGCTCGTGCTGATACGGGATCTCCATGCGATTGAAGTGCTCCCAGATGAGCTCGTCCAGAAGGCGCATCTGGATCCTGCGGTCGACGAAGAAATGGATGCAGGGCTCTCCGAAGCGGGACTCGTCGACTGGGACGTCCTTCTTCTTCCTCTTGGACCAGATGCGACCTTCACGGAAGTACCTGTAGGACTTGGTGGACGGTGCTGCCTTGCTCACTTCAGGTCCTCCAGAATATCGACGAGCTCTCCGAAGCTGCTCGCCACTCCGATGATGTCGTGGTCCTTGCGGATGATCCAGCTCGACACGAGCTTCTCGACTGTGAATACTCTCATGCTTGGTCGACCCTCACAACGATCTCGTCGTCCGTCCACTCCTCGCAGACGAACATGAATAGTGGCAGATATGTCCGGTTGTCATCCAGCTCCGTGACAACCATCGCCGCGTTGGGGTCCTGGTCGGCGATATCGCCCTCGTAGCCGAATGCCTTGATCTTCCTCTTGACCTCGCGGCCGTCCTCGAGGATGAGTGTGAATGTCATCGTTCGCTCCTTCTCACACAAGTACAATACCGAAAAACAGGACCTCAGTCCTTCTGACGAACCGTGATGGTCCGGTTCTTCTCGTCGACGTCGAAGACACACATCCGAGCCGGCAGATACGACTGGGATCCGTACCCGTTATCCACGAGGAGATCCCCGTTGTCCTGCCAGTCGACCGAGCCCTTGAGCTCCCAGTGGCCGTTGCTGGGCCAGGAGTGGACCAGGATGTTCCACTCCTTCGGCTGGATCCTCTGGGCGACCAGGGTCTCGTTCTCGATAACGTCGAATATGCAGTCCGTGGACTTCATGACGACCTCGCAGACACCGAGGTCATTGGGCTCGACGCGGACCAGCCAGGTCTCCTCATCGCCCTTCTCGGTGTGGACTGTCTCCTTGATGTCGAATATGTAGGTGCGCTCTCCGGACAGACGAAGGTATAGCCTCTTGAGCATTGTTCGTTCCTTTCTCAAGATGGGTGGAGGGCCCCAGGTCTCCCCAGGGCCCTCCGTGGATATGGTTGTCAGCGCAGGATCGGCTCGTAGAGCCCCCAGAGCTCCCCCTCGCTCATGAGCTCGAATTTGCTGTCGCCCCGACGGACGACCCACTTACCGATAGCGCCCTCGTAGATACTCCGTTGAACCTCTCGGTCTCCCGAAGTCCAGTTGCTGATTTTCTGGAGATTCTCCTCCGTGATCTTAGCCGCCTCGCAGACGACGCGGCGAGGGACGAAGAGCTTGACCTCGAGTGACATCAGAACGGCACCTCCTCGTCGTCCTCTTCCTCGGCGTACATGGTCTCGAGCTCGTCCTCCACGACGGTGAAGAAGCCCTTGTCCAGATATGCCGAGCAGAACTCCACGCCGGCGCGAGTCCGACCGTGGTAGGGACGGATGGCGATATCAGCCCGCTCGAGGTCCGCGAAATCGAGGGCACCGACCGTCTGCTCGTTCAGCAGGGTACGAGTCTTGCCCAGGATGGACACGAGCTTGGGCGGACGACCTCCGAAGTTGACCTTGACTTTGATGAAGGGCAGGGGCTCCTCCGTCTCGTCACGAGGCTTCAGGGTCTTGATGTTGAATCCCTCCCGCTGGAAGTCCTCGACGGCGTCGTCCGGGATGATGACGCAGAAGGTACGGGCGGAGTTGCCGAAGCGGTCCTGGACTCCCGCGAAATTGCGGAAGAGAAGCTTGGCGTTCTTGATGGTGTAGGTGTTCGAGGGCATGGTTCGTTCCTCTCTATCGGATAGTAGACTTGAGTGAGCACCTGGTCGACGATATGAGGCGGCGAGTAGAGCGTGTACCTCCTATCGCATGTGCTGCCAGTCATGCTTCGAGTAGTGATGCTTGGCCTTGTCCTTCAGAACCCCGGCCTTCTCGAGGAGGAACTCGAGGTAGTCCAGGTGCTGGGATATCTGGTTGGCCATGTCATCGATCTCATAGAACTGATCGAGAATGGCTCGGCTCTGCTCATCTGGAATGGGCTTGGGACGCAGCATCAGGCACCCCTCTCGATCTTGACGATACGGCGCTCCTCGAGCTTCTTCAGCAACCAGCGGGCGTCGAGCTCGGATGCGACGATATCGTACATCTCGTTGAACCACTCGACCTGCTCGGGAGTGAGGAAGTCGTCGAAGTCCTCACGGAACATGTCAAGCTCGTACTGGAGTGCGGTCAGCCCTTCGTCATCGAAGTCCTTGAGTTGATCCTCAAGACTGTCCAGCATCAAGACCGCGCCAGACTTGCTCCGGTAAATGACCTTGAGAAATGGGTACTGCTCCGGCTCAGACTTCTCCTCGATGATGATAGTGTCGCTTCCGAGCTTGTACCTGTACTCATACTTCGTTTTGTCATAGATCGCATAGGGCTCCTTCACGGGGTATGCGATCATCCGAGCACCCATGGCATAATTGACGTGGTGAATGTCCTCGACGAAGTAGAGCCAGTACTCATCACCCGTGTCGAGGAGATACCACCCGGAGACTTTATAGGTCTTCCGTTTAGCTTCCTCCCCATTTGGTAGGATAACCCGGGAGGCAACGGCGGCCGCCCAGAAGGCCTTACCACTCTCGACGTCCTTCTCGCAGATCATCTCAGTCCTCCTTCTGGACGTCGACGTTGGTGATCCCGACGATGAGACCCGCCTCCACGAGGCAGTAGACGAGATCACGCTCGTCGAGCTCGGTGCGACAGATATTGATGAGACCCTTGACCTCATCGTGTCGCCTGGGACCGTGGCTGCTGTCAGCGCACTTCTCGAGCTTCTTGATCAGGTCCTCGATCTCCTCATTCGTGAGGTTGACCATCTCGGCCCTCAGGTAGCTTCGGTAGCCGTAGAGGATATCGGAGGCGGTCTGGGCGCCGTCGTAGACTGACTCGGTCATTATTCGTTCCTTTCGAGAAACCTAGAACCCGGGTTGGGTTCTAGGGGGTGAGGCATTCAGTTGGTGGTGAATGTGTCACTGATGTTCTTGGCCATAGCGAGCATGTCCTCGTTCGTAGCGTCGGGACGGTGCTGGACGCAGAAGTCGCGTGTCGCGTAGTAGGCGAACGTGGCAACGGCGAGGCCAACACCCATCTCGGCGAGGTGAGTGAGGACGTACTGCTGGGCGACGGAGGGGCAGGACATGGTCAGTTCCTTTCTGTGGGTCTCATTATAGCCCATGCCCCTTTCGCGACTCATGCGGCTAGGAAGGCGTCGACGTCCGTCCACTTCCTGATCTGGTCCATGGCAGCATCAACGAGCTGCCTGCCGTATCGATCGTCGTACACGTCACGCCAGTCTCCCTGGACGTCCTCGTAGTCCAACCAGAGATAACCCTTGCAACCAGAGACGTCGCCGTAGGAAATGAGCTCATTGCCCTCCTTGTCAGTTCTGTGATTCTCTCGTACCAGTCGACCCGCTCCGGGAGTACCTGGGACAACAGGAAGGAAGCTCCCGACACGGCCGACGAACTTCCGGTCATCCTCCCCGAACTCGAGGAACATGCGAGTAGTAACCGATCGTGTCTGGGCGACATCCTCGAGATCAAGAGGATCTCCGGAGAATATGGTCTTGAACACGAGTGGCTCCTGGAACTGCTTCCCTGTTGCGTGCCATCCGTCCTTGTCGTGGGCGATGTACACAGCATCATTGGCGAGCAGCATCCGATCGTAAGTGGCCTCGTGCTCGAATACGTAGCCGTAGCGACGGCCGAATTCGAAGACCTCCGATATGATGCGATCGTCGGCGTTCGGGATCTTGATCGAGTCGGTCTTGATGTGGGCAACCGTGTATCCTTTCTCCTGCACGAAATGCTTCAGGTCCACCATGAATAGGGCACCGCGCTTGGCGACAATGTTGTCCACGTTCCTGGGATCCCTGAGCGGGTTGTCGAACTTGGCGGCTGTGAGTCCGTACGTAGAATTCAGTGCGATCTTCAGTGCGTAGGCCAGTGCGTCGAGATTCGACTTGTCATCAAGATACGGAGCCAGCGCGCCGTTCAAGATCTCTCTAGCCTCGTCGAGCTCCTTGTGCTTGATGAGGATACGAGCCCTCTTGAGGTCGCTGTACCGCTTGGTGTAGGGGCCGAAGAGTTGGAGGTTCTCGATCGACGTGGGGTGCATCGACGCGATATCCAGCAGGGCGACGTTCTCGTGGTAACCCGGCTCGGCGTAGACGTAGCCGCCCTCTCCGACCTCCTCGCCCCGATATGTCGACTTGCCGTACTTGTACTTGTAACCCGGGAACATCTCGGACAGGTCCGTGTACCTCAGGTACTGCTGAGTGTTCCTCTGCCCCTGGAATATGATCCTGGTGGTCAGATTGTTGGTGCTCGAGTTGACCGGGAGGCCCGCGATTGATGCGAGGATCTGACGGGCCTCCCAGTCGGCCTCCAGGTGATCCCAGACCTTCTCGGTTGCGATCACGTCGTTATCGCAATATGCCGCGACCTCCTCCCAGCGCTCCTCGGGCACAGGCTCGTCCCAGGGAAGGCCGAGCTCCTTGTGGTGTATTCCCAGCTCGATCTCCCACCTCTTCAGGGACTGCTTCTTGGCGGAGAAGTCGTAGATATCGGTGTACGATAGGTTGTACGCCTCCTTGAAGCCCTCCCTGATGAGGTTTGTGA